CCTCGCCGGGAGGAACAGCAGCGTGACCAGCCGCGGCAACTTCGCCGCCGCGGCAACTTCGCCGTGAATGATTGCCCCGGTTCCTTGCAGAACCCGAGCCGGGTTGACGTTCACCCGATGCGGCCGCTCGGCCTGTTCCCGCTCCCGTCGGCGATCCAAGGCTATTGCCGCTACTGTGGACGGCGGACCGGGATCGTAAGTTGCTCGGTCGAGGGTACCGAGGATGTCGATCCCCAGGACGTGACGATTGCTCGTCATAGGTTCCGCCGACCCGACGTGATTCGATGAGTGGCCCGTACACCCTCGCGGCCTTTACGCGGTTCGTCGCCGAGCTCGTCCCCGACACCGGCGGCCACATGAGGCTCGAACCGTTCCAGCGCCGGATGCTGGGGGACTTCTTCAAGGGCGCGACCGAAACCGTGATCGTGATCCCCAAGAAGAACGGCAAGACGACGTTGTTGGGCGCCCTGGCGCTGTTCCACCTGGCTCGCGTGCCCGACGCCGAGGTCGTCATCGGCGCCGCGAGTCGCGATCAGGCCACGATCTTGTTCAATCAGGCCGCGGGGCTCGTTGAACGGTCAGGATTGGAGCCGATCTTCGACGTGAAAGGCGGCTATCGGCATATCCGCCTGCGCGGGAACCCCTCGGCGCGGATCAGGGTGCTCGCCGCGGACGCGAACACGGCCGACGGCGTGATCCCGACACTTGCGCTCGTTGACGAGCTTCACCGGCACCCCTCCGCGGAGCTTTACGGGGTGTTCCGCGACGGATTGGGGCCCCGCAGGGGGCAGATGCTCACGATCTCGACCGCGGGAGCGACGTTGGACTCCCCGCTCGGGGTGCTCAGGACCGCGGCGCATCGTCTGCCGGACTTCCGTCGCGACGAGGCGGCGAAGCGGACCTACGCACGCTCGGCCGACGGGTCGTTCGTGCTCCACGAGTGGGCGCTGGCGCCCGATGACGATCCCTCGGACCTCGCCCTCGTGAAGAAGGCCAACCCCGCGTCGTGGCAGACGGTCAGGATGCTCCGGGCGCGGCATGAGTCCCCATCCACGACGCCGTGGCAATGGCTCCGGTTCGCCTGCGGGGTGTGGACGGAGGGCGAGGAGCCGTGGATCGACCCGCGGGCCTGGGACCGCCTCGCCGAGCCCGGCCGTGAGATGCCCGAGGCCGTGTGGCTCGGCGTTGACCTCGGGGTCCGACACGACTCGACGGCGATCGTGGCCGCCGGGGCCGACGACGAGGGCCGGATCGTGGTGCGGGCCACCATCATGGCGCCGGGGGATACGGGGATCGCGATCGCCAAGGTCGAGGAGCGCATCCGCCAGCTTGCGGGCGAGTATCGCGTGCTCGGGATCGCGTTCGACCCGTGGAGCTTCCGGCGCTCGGCCGAACTGCTCGAAGCCGAGGGCTTGCCGATGGTCGAGTTCCCGCAATCCCCGGAGCGGATGTCGGTAGCTTCGGCTAGCTTGTTCCGCCTGATCGAAGGTGAGACGATCGCCCACGACGGGGAGCCTCGGTTCCGCTCCCAAGTGCTCGCCGGGGTGACGAAGGAGACGGAGCGGGGCTGGCGGTTGCAGAAAGACCCACGCTCCAAGCGGCCCATCGACGCCCTGATCGCGCTCGCGATGGCGGCGTTCCTCGCATCCTCGAACGAGGTGGAGCGGCAACCGCTCATCTCCTGGGCGTGACCCCGAACGCATCATCGAGCCGTGGCGCTGTTCCGGCGTAAGCGTGTCCCCGAACGATCCTCGACGCCGCTCTCCTTCGATGAGTGGGCGTCGTGGTTCGGCTTCATGGGCAACGGCTACGTTCTGCCCTATCAGACGCTCGTCGGCAACGAGGAGCGGATCGGCGCGGGATTCACCGGGATGGTGGCGGGCGCCTACCAGTCCAACGGCGTCGTGTTCGCCTGTGAGCTCGTGCGGGTGATGCTGTTCTCGGAGGCCCGCTTCCAGTTCCGTCAGATTCGCAACGGGCGCCCAGGTGATCTGTTCGGCACCGCCGCGCTCGCGCCGCTTGAGGAACCGTGGCCGTCGGGGACGACCGGGGACCTGCTCGGGCGGATGATCCTCGACGCCGACCTCGCTGGCAATGCGTTCGTCCATCGTGAGGGTGACCAGCTTCGCCGCCTGCGGCCGGACTGGATCACGATCGTGATGGGCGGGCCGGGTGACGCGGGGCCGTGGGACCTTGGCTCGAAGGTGCTGGGCTACGTCTACCAGCCGGGCGGGCCCGGCGGCGGCCAGGAGCCCGTGGTGCTGCGGCCCGAGACGGTCGCACACTTCGCGCCGTTGCCGGACCCGCTCTCACCGTATCGCGGGATGAGTTGGATCACGCCGGTGATCCGCGAGATCGAGTCCGACTCCTCGGCGACGGTGCACAAGCGCAAGTTCTTCGAGAACGGTGCGACCGTGAACCTGGCTGTCGTCCTCGACGCCTCCGTGACCAAGGAGATGTTCGAGTTCGTGGAAACCAAGTTCCGCGAGGGGCACGAGGGCGCGGCCAATGCCTACCGGACGCTGTTCCTGGGCGGCGGGGCCGACGTGAAGGCGATCGGGGCCAACCTCGAACAGGCCGACTTCAAGGCCACGCAGGGCGCCGGGGAGACGCGCATCGCCGCGGCCTCGGGCGTCCACCCGACGATCGTGGGCCTGTCGGAGGGATTGCAGGGGTCCTCGCTCAACGCCGGGAACTTCGGCGCGGCGCGGCGCGTGACCGCCGACAAGACGCTCCGACCCCTATGGCGCAACGTCTCGGGGTCGCTGGCGCGGATCATCGACGTCCCCGCTGGCGCCGAGCTTTGGTACGACGACCGCGACATCGCGTTCCTGCGCGAGGACTCGAAGGACGCGGCCGACATCCAACAGATCGAGGCGACCGCGATCCGCACGCTCGTGGATGCCGGGTTCGAGCCCGACTCCGTGGTGGCCGCCATCACCTCGGGGGATATGTCGAGGCTCGTGCATACGGGCCTGGCGCCGGTGCAGGTGCAGCCGGGAAGCTCGGAGCCTGCACCGGCCGAGGAGCCCTCGGCGAACGGGGAGGCGTCGAGTGCCCTGGCACATCGAGGATGACAATCCCGACTGCGCCGGGTTCGCGGTCGTCAAGGACGACGACGGCGAGGTCGTGGGATGCCACAAGACGAAGGCCGGGGCTCAGGCACAGTTGGCGGCGCTGAACATCAACGTGGCTGCCGTGACAGGACCCGCAGCATCGCAGGAGATGGAGCGGCTACCTCGCGAGAACCTTGTTCGGGCGCTGCCCCGGGGCTCGGTGGAGCTTCGCCACGCCGGGTCCGATCACATGCCCGTGATGGCCGGGCATCTGCTCGTGTTCAACCGCTGGACGAAGATCGACTCCGTGTTCGAGGGCACGTTCATGGAGCAGATCGCGCCAGGCGCCGCTCGCAAGACGATCCGCGAGAACCGCGATCGCATCAAGGTGACGTTCAACCACGGGCACGACCCGAGCCTCGGCGACAAGGTGCTCGGTCCCATCGACACGCTTGAGGAGGACGCCACCGGCGTCGCTTACGAGGTGCCGCTGCTCGACACGAGCTACAACCGGGACCTGTTGCCGGGGCTCGAAGCCGGGCTCTACGGCGCGTCGTTCCGGTTCCGCGTGCTCCGCGAGGAGGTCGTGCCCGAGCCCGAGACGTCCGAGCACAACCCGGAGGGCTTGCCCGAGCGCACGATCAAGGAGTTGGAGATCAACGAGTTCGGGCCCGTGACGTTCCCCGCCTACGCCGATGCGACGGCCGGGGTGCGCTCGCTCACCGACGAGTACGTGTTCGAGCAGTTCACCGAGGAGCCCAAGCGTCTGTCGAACCTCATCGACGCCGTGCGGGCGCAGCGGATCAACGCGGAGCTTCGCCCGGTCACGGTGTCCAACGTGGGCACGATGAACACGGGCGTGAACACCGGCTACGGGCTCGACCAGAACACGACGACCAACCCGATGACGATCCGGAACACACCGGCGCCGACACCCGTCACCCCGGTTGCGACAGACAAGGAGGCGACCGTGCCGCAAGACATCGACCGCTTCGGCTCCGTGGAGCTACTGGCGGCCCGACGTGACGAGATCGACGAGCGCAAGCGATACCTGCACGCCGAGTTCTCGGGCAAGGAGTTCCCGCCCGAGACGCAAGGCGAGTGGGACGAACTGCTCGGCGAGCGCGAGGCGATCGAGCGCCGGATCACGCACCTGCGGGAGCGCGAGGCCGAGATCGCCCGCACCGCGCAGGAGCCGCGCAAGACCGAGAGCGGCTTCACCCCGGCGCCGTTCAACGCGCCGCGGGAGCGGGTCGAGAACATCTACGACCTGTCCGAGTACCGACGGGTCGCGCACAACCCCGACGACGAGGCGGCGCTGCTGCTGGACGGGGCGAAGCGATCCATCGACACGACGGACATCCCGCACAAGATCGACCGGGCCGAGGGCCAGGCCAAGGCGCTGGACACGGTGACGCGGCTGGATCGGCGCGGCGTGCTCGCGTCGTACCTGCTCGCGGTCGGGTCCCCGACCTACCGCCGAGCGTTCGCCAAGTTCGCCAACGCGGCTCCGGTGTCGGCGCAGATGTCGCCGGACGAGGCGCGGGCCGTGGAGCAGGCGCAG